CTGAAATTGATGTTGTTGTATTTGCCGAATAAATTTGTGTTATTTGAACAACATCTCTTCTATTACCTGAATTAATTGCGTTTTCTTTCAATACAACAGTATTACCGGATACAATATAGTCACTCTCAAAAGTAATGTTTGATGTTAAACCAGTTTTTGGTGCATTTAATAAAATTCCATTAAATCGAACTTCAACATCACCTTCAGGCACAAATGGTAATGTAAACGTGTTTTGTGTTGTAGAAACACCCAATGAAACATTAACATAATTATATGGTAGCGTATATCCACTCGAATTCGCAGGAAAATCTGTATTTTTTATGTATTGATATACATCATATTCAATACCACGTGCAGTATCTAATGCAACATCAACCTCTTTCGTATTTATAACAAGTTTACTATCTTCTTGATAATATTGTGGTGTTGTATTGTGAATTCTAGTTGTTGATCCGGTTTGAATCCAAGATTTTTTATTATCAACTGTTTTTTTCAAATTAAAACCAGCCATTCTAAACACATCCAAATATGCCTGACCACTATCACTATCACCAGAAATTTGAAAATAAAAACTATTTGTTTCTAATGGTGCAACAGGATATCCCTCAGTATCATACGGTAATGAATTTGATGGAAAATCAATTTGTGATAATGTTACTGTACGTGGATCAATTTTACCATCGACACAATACACATATTCTGTAATATTAATGAAGGGTTCTGGTATTCCAATCATTAAAAATATTGATTTTATTGCTTCACGAGTTCCCTTTGATTTCCAAAGATAATTTGTGTTAATTAATATTCTTCTCCAGAGTTCAATGTCAATTTCTGCTGGTAATAAATCAGTTTTTAAATTTCTCTCATTTTCATCAATGGCAAGAAAACTTTCAACCAATTCATTCTCATTAACCAATGAAAAATATTCCCAACCCAAAGTTTTTGATAAATTTTTTATTAATTGATCAGGTATGTTATTAATTTTATCATATGTTACTCTATTAATATAAACAAGAGAATCAATAAATTCTCTCATTCGATCAAATTCGTACCCATACACCCTTAATAATTTTAAATATTTACCATTGTCTGTTAAATCATATGTTTTTAATGATGTTGGTGTTAAAAATCTCGCAATTAAATCAGTTTTAATTGCATCATATTTTGAACCAAATGTTAATACAATCTCTAAAAATTTTCTATATGCTGATGAATCAATTTCAATGTTATACAAATCATTTGTAGGCCAAGTAATTTCAGAATCTGAATATATTATTGTTCCATCATTTAATAATGTAGGTTCTTTTAATACGAATTTAAATCCATTCGAAACTCTATTTGATAATATGTGTTTTTCATAATCATTTAATTTTGCCCTAAATTCTTCAAAAATAATGTTATTTGGTTTTAAATGAAAATCAATTCTTGCAGTAGAACCACTTATTGTTGAAAATGGGTTTCCCAACACTTTTATGCAAAGAAAATCATTTTGTGTTGTAAATCCAGTAAATTCTAAAATTTTACAAGTATTATTTGTGGGATTTAACGATGACCAAACAATATAATCATCAAAAGATAAATTAAGATTCTTTAAAATCGAATCGTCAGGTTCACTAGTATTTCCAAAATCATATACTAAACCAAATGTATTAATTATATAATTAATTGGAATTTTAAATTTACTAGTATTTGATTGTGAATCATAGATATAATCATAAAACGTATGATTACCGCCTCTAACCACTTGTGAATTAACAAATAAGCTACTTGGATATTTTAATATTATGTTTTGAATTGAAATTCTTAAAAATTCATATGCTGAACCAAACCTAACAAAAGTATTTAAATCTGATTTATCTAAATTTAAAACAGCTTTTGTTGTAAAATCATATAGAATTTCAGATTGTGTTTCAGTAATACCAATAGTTTCTAATGTGACTGGTCTAACAAACGTACTTAATTTTGTGGTATAATCAATAGGTGTTCTTCCATCAAAATTTGATGTAATTGAAAAATTACCTAATGAAAAAATGGTTTCAGAAGGGGCGTTATTAAAATTAATACCATTTAAATTTGAATCGAGATTATTATTTATTACTTTGACTTTAGCCACAACAATATTTTAACTATAAATAGTTAATATTTGAAATTCTATAATGAATATTAAATCTATTAAATAGATATGTTATGTTTGATTCATATTCAATTTCAAATGGAATTATTGTGTTTTTTTTTATCATTTCATAATGTTCAGAACAATATGCGTTTTTTCCATGATATGTATATATATACAAATATGGTTTATTTTCAATAACACATCCTTTAAATCCACAAGTAAAAAAATCTAAATCTTCACCTCTATGTAAATCAGGATAACAATATTCAATATTTTTTTTAAACATAAGTGACGGTAATAATCCGTTTGTAATACTACCATCATACCATTTATTCATTGTTAATGTTTCAGTAGTATAAAAATATTGCATAAAATGTTTACAAGTACAATAATCAGAATTTGTTGAAATTATTTGAAAATATTGATCCTTAAGTCTATCGCAATGAAATAAATCATCACTATCCCAAGTTGCACAATAACTACCTAAAGATTTTTCAATAGTAACATTTCTTAATTTTCCCAACGATATTTTTTCATCAATAAGATATGTTTTAATATTACAATTTTCATATTTTTCTAATAATTCAAGTAATTCATAATAACCTCTTTTATTTGAATTTGTAACAATAATCAATTCCTTATTTTCATAAGTTTGTGTTACGTATGAATATATTGACCCTTCAATCAATTTCATATCAACACAATTTGTTACCATTAAACAACTTATTAATGGTACTTCACAAATATTTAATTCATTATTATTCAATATTTTCTACAATATCATTAAAACTCTGACTTTCATCAATATTAGTTCTTTTTTGTCTAACTTCAAATAGTGGTACGTCTACAACATCATCTTTTATTTCAAACAAATCAAATTGTTTGGTTATTACCCTATCCTTATCATAATAAGTCATAATACCTTTTTGAACATCTTTAATTTGTTCACCAGCGACAATATCACTAAGAGTATCAATCGTATTTTCAACCAATTCCAATTCAATAACCAATGGACTAAAAAATGTGTTTGATAATAATATTGTTTGATTTGTTGTTCCAATAAATGGTAATGCGTTTGGCTTTACATCTGAAGAACTACTTGGTGTTAATTGTAAAAATATTAATGTCCCACTATCTTCAAAACGATATCTTACTGATCTTTGTGATGTATTTCCAACATTCTCTGTTACTGGTACTACTTTATTTGATGTAACCACATATCTAACAACATTTCTTAATTTAGTGCCATCACTATTAATGTATTCAACTTTATATCCCTGTAACGCATTATTACTTTTTAATTTTTCCGGCAAATCATTAACATTTAAAATTAAACCCTTTGTTGTTGGTAATGCAGATAACACACCACAGTCACTAATGTTTGTAGTAATTGTTTTAGGTTTCAAATATATTGTATATATTCCAATTTTATTAAAAACAGATGCGGGTAATTTTAAATCATACAAACCCTCTAAAACATTTTCATTACCAGAAATTTGTTCATCATCAGGAAGATAACAATATGACAATACTTCATTAGTGTTTAATTTATATATTGTATTATTAATTATCTGTCTATTTGGTGTATAATTATAAAAGATATCAATATCATCAATACTAACATCAGATGGACGAATTGTTCCTATTGTACAAACACTCATTTTATTTTAAAGTTTATTATGTATTATTATATGTTTTTAATATTTTTCCACCACCATATGTTAAAATATCAGTAATTCTTTTAAAATTTTCTAAAATATAATTATTTTCGAAAACCGATAATTCTTGTCTAATAATAAATACATCATTATTAATTTTAGGGTTACTTATAATGTTTTCATTATTAGGATTTTTAAATATTGGACATTTAATAAAACTTGGATCATTATTTCCCAATGCAAGATAGTTAAATGTTGTTGTTGTTACATTATCAACAATAATATCATTATATCTAATTCCACCAATATAATAGATTACATTATTTCTTGTTGAATTGTCATAATCAACACCATCATTATCAACATTTCCATTATTTTTATATTGTTTTGAAAAGGTATTAGTAATAATATATTTACGCAATTCACTTAACCTAGTCTTACATTCACCTGTAACTACAACTGATTCGTCACTAATAAAATCGGTTGTGGTTGTTGCAGTATCTGCATTAAAAAAACCCATGTCAGATTGTTCAGATATTAAACAAATTTTAATTGAATATGTTGCAGTTAAATCAGGTATAATAATTCTACAATCATCATAACAATCACTAGTTGTTCCAGTTGTTACTGCTAATTTAAATGTTTTTTTTAAAAATTCCATTACTACGTTTAAAAATATTTCAACTAGTCTTCTAACTTTCGACTCTTTTTCTTAAATTAATTTTAATATCTTTTTCAGGATAACGTATTTCAAACATTGAATCTTGAACAGAATATATAGTATTGTTAATAATCCCAATTTCACCCGTTGATGAATTAATTGATTGTGATACAACATTTGTTGAATATTGTCCACCTACTTTATTATATACTTTTATTCCAATAACATTAATCACACCATTAGCATTTAATATTTGTTTTTGTAAATCACCCAAAAAAATATCTTGATTCATCTCATGATTATTAATATCCAAATAATCTCTTACAATCTTTATTATACTATTCGCAACTTGATTATCTGTAATATTATCAACATATACATCAATTTCAAAAGAAAGATTGAATATTTTACCGTCTTTAATCTCAACATAATCATTAAACATTTTATATTGACTTAAATATTCACTAATATTTTCTTTCAATAATGTGTTACTAGTATTTGATAGTTTACTATCACTACCCAAATGAAGCATTGATATCACAACCTTATTGTTTTGCTTAAAAGAATTTACCCTAAAAGGAGAACCATATTTTCCCGGCATTTTATATATTTGTAACGCATAATCAGTAATTGACACATCTCTATTTTGACTAGAATAATTATATTTAATCAATTGTCTTATTTGCTCAATACTTAAACTATCATTTCCACCAATTGCTGGAATTGGATTTGAAACTTTTAAACTTCTCTTAACAGATTGATTATAATCTGATCGTGAACCATTAACACTTAAATTATAACTTCCTAATTGTGTTAATACTTTAGCTCCAATATTTGAATTACCACCACCACCTGTTCTATATCTAACAAATAATGTATGATTTGCCTTTAGTTTTTCACCTAATGCAGTATTATTTAAAAAATTTTCAAGAAATGCTCTATTACTAACACCTTCTTTTAAAAAACCACCTTGAAATGCATTAACATCCGAATCTCCTGATCCAAAAACTAATTTACAATATCCATTAGCGGTATATTCTTTTATAAATTTTTTCGTAACATTAATCCAACGAGCAGCAGTTATACCACTAATACTTGATGCATCAGTATTATCTGTAAAAATTTTCTGCTGTGCCAAATAATCAACTTCATAATATCTATAATCATCATTAAAAAAATCACTCAACACTGGATTTGATGTATAATTAGTGCCTTCTAATAATATTACGTTTTCAATTTCAATAATATCAGAATCTGGTAATACTACAGAAAAAAATGGAACAATATCCGAAGTATTAATCGTTCTTTTATAAATATTAGTTGAACCATTAATAACAACTTCTCTCTTAGTTACACTATAACTTACAATAATACCATTTGAATCTAAATTCGGTAATATTTTTCTTTTGGGATCACCTAAACTACTAACAGGTGAATTCCAATCAACTTTATCTTGTGTTTCAAAAATCTTTCCACCACCAACAACCTGTGCACCAATTTCTAAAACAGGATAATATGATACATCTGGTTTATCACCCAACACAGGAACGTTTACTGTAAAATCTACAATCGTTACTGAAGGTCTTTTTGGTGGGATATTAAATCCCAAATTTTTTGCAATATTTATAATATTTGATTTTTTTTGTACATATTCTAATTGTGTTTCACTAAATGCCCTATCAGTATTAATTGCTAAATTATTTCCAACGCCAGCATTTAAATCCATTAAAATACTGCCAACACTTGAATCACTAAAATCACTAAGTATTTCAGGATATGCACTTTTAACATATGCAATTAAATCATCTTTTATTTGTGAAAATGTTCTATTCACATACTGTATAATATTTGTTCCCATATTATTTTATTTAAAAATTTAAATCTAATTCACCTGATTCACTAAACGCATCTTCAGAATATGTAAATTTTATGTTTACATTCAATTGTGTTTCCGATATTGGTATTCCATTTTCATCAACATTCCAATTAAAAATAATTTTTTCAATTTTCAATGCCGGTATATATAACGAAACAGTTCTTTTTATATCATTCTCAATTTCGGTTTGAGTAACATCATCTTTTGGTTCAAAAATGAATTTTAATAAATTAGTGCCATAGTTTGGCATATAATATCTCTCACCTTTTTCTGTCAATAACAATAATAATAAGTCTGAACTAAATGCATCTTTTGTGACTCTACTCATCTCAAAAAACGTATTTGTTTCAACATCATCCCTTAATGGAAATTTAATGTTATATGAAATCATTTGTGGTTTACATTTTTTATAAATACTTAAATAAAAAAATCTCAATGCCATGTGTAACATTGAGATTTAAATCAAAAAAATAATAATCCTAATTAACTACCAAACGCTTTCTTTCTACCTCTCTTACCTTTAGTTTGCGCCTTTATCTCATCCTCTTTCTGTTTTTTTGCATCAAATAAACTTTTTACTGATTCATGTAATACAATTATTGGTTCATGCCCATATCTTTGCAACACACCTCTATATGTTGAAAAATTTGGCTTTTCTAATGAAACAGCATCGCTTTCAGATACTGAAACACCAGAAAGACATTCCACAAGTGCCATCTTTTTTTGATCATCATTTAGTTGATCAAAAATTTCTTCATTAAAAACTACTGCAAAATTTAACCCATCGGTTAGCGTTTCAACCAAATCATTCATCTTTATTATCTTATAAAGTTCCTTTAATTTATTGTTACAAAGAACTTCAAACATTATCCAATGAGGTATTGTTGTACTATCCCTCACTTCATTAAATAACTTTACTACTTCTTCAGATGCTTTTTCAAACTTTTTCATACTTACTTTTTTTTTTAATTATACATTTTTTTTTATTCACCGTGTGTTTGTCCATTATGTATGTGAGTACTTATTGGCTGCTGCACATTGTTCGATATGTTTTGTTGTGGTTGTTGTTCTAAAAAATACTTATCAGCCAACTTAATTGCATCATCAATTCTAGATATCCCACTTAGAATATGAACAATTTCATTTATTTTTATCTCATAATTCATGTTAGCATCACCCGCTAATCTCACTAATTCAATTTCCTTGAAATATTTATCATTTCTCAGATTGTTTAATAAATCAATTTTTAAATTTGCCATGTTTTTAATTTTATTTTAAATTATCTTTAAGTATGAACCAAAAGTAAGTATTATTTTCTTAACATCAAAGAAATATTTAATGTTTTTTATAAAATATTAAATTAATTAAATTGTTTCGTTTAGAAAATTCTCATATTTTCTACTGACATTAATTATTTTATTAAATAGTTCAGTACAATTCCCATCATTTTCATCAAAATTGGATTTTAGTTCATTAATATATTGAAACATATCACCAATAGTTAATTTAACCATCTCCTCAATTTCAATGAGATTTCTTAATGCACCATTAATTCTATCAATTTCTTTAAATTGATTCATTTTAATTTCATATTCAGAATTTGCAACGATTGCATCTTCCTCACTTACTGTTTTAACACCAGCATCATTTATGCGTTTTTCTAATAAACTTTCAACATCACCTTTTTGAGCTTTAATCGACGCTAGTTTATTAATTTCATTAATTTTTTTTGCGGCATCTGAATTAAATTCACCTTTATTAACCGCATCCAATAAATTATTTAAAAATTCTGATTTTGCCATTGTTATAAATTTTATATTATTAACACATAATTTCCATTTCAACACCATCGAATTTAATAACATCATACATGTCATTATGTAATATTCTTTTTTTATATTTTATCTGTCCAAAACTAATTAACTTACCCAACTCATCTTTTACATAAACAGAATCCACATTAATTAATTCCTTAAAAATTTCAGAATCATCAGACAATTCACCAGTATTATATTTTATTGGTATGAAAAATTCTAATTGAACATTATTAAACCCAATTTTTTTTACATGTAATAATTCGCATAATTGTTCAATTTTATTAACAACATCATCATTATCTCTATGAATCTTAATTGGAAATTTTAATGATTTTGATTTTTGTTTAATATCACACGCCTGATATTGGTCATTATCATCTTTTTCAACAAAATCAATAACCCCAGACAATCCAACATCAATTGGATTGTTATTAAATATATATATTATTTGAAGATTATCATCATTTGTTTTTCTTTCTTTCAATTCTAATTCCAACACCTCACCAATTGTTTTTCCCGAATGTTTATGCTTATCATCAAAAAATCCATAGTGCTCATAACGTCTACCATACTGATCTTTCATTCCATAATTAGTGTTATACTTATATGCAGCAACTTCCATTTTGTGTTGTGTTGCTTTACGTCTAAATTTTTCAGCTTTCTCTAATAACTCATAATATGTTTGAACATACTTTTCATCACGCTGACCAGCATAAAATTTTTCAAGCAATGGATTGTGATGAAGTTTCCTAGTTATTTTCTTATCTTTTTCACCTAAATTATTCGGATTAGCCTTTAATATTTCAACTTCTGTGTTATATAAAGCAATTCCTAAATTAAGAAAAAAACTGTGGATTTTTATGTATATCCAAACATATATGCTTTTAAAAAAAGAATTCATTAGACCTCCAATTATTTATTAATTCAATTTAAATCCTCATGTATTAATTATACTATCAATATAGTTGTTTTTTTGTGCACAACCAGTTTTTGAATCGATAATTCCTAAATTAACAGCCCTATCAATTCTTTCACTAATTGTTGTTTTTTTCATATAATCATCAATAATATTATTTTTTGATAAGAAATTATCAGCAAATTGTTTAATTTTTCGTTTTTCTCTATATTGTTTTTGAATTTCTTTATATAGTTTTTTATGGAATAAGAATAAATAGTTTTTTGCAATAAACCTGCAAAAAATATCCCAATTGTTATTTATTCTTCGTTTAATTAACACAACAGATTTTTTAGGTTGATTAATTATTTCATAACCAACAGACTTAAAGAAATATTTTTTATATTCTTCAGAATTAAGTATATCGATTATTTTACTATGACGAGCATCACATATTGTTTTTTCGTCTTTTTTTGCTAATAAGCATTTCTCAAAAAGAATTCTTTGATTTTCATCAAGCATATGTAACACATATCTACGTATGAATGTGTTATAAAACCATTTTTTTAATTTAATCATTTTCATAAATTTAATTATTTTTAATTATTTTTTCATAAAATTCAGCACGTTTATTTGTAACATTAGAAAGATTATATTCTTCTTTAAAATCATCATAAAGTTGCTCTCCAAGTTGTTTTCTCAAATCTTGGTCCAAAATTAACCTTTTTAAATATTTTTTCCAATACTTATGCGCATTTTTCTCTGCCGGAATTAAAACACAATTTTCCATATGCCTACCATGTACATTATATGGTGATATATCAGAACAAACAATGGGGAGTTTACGTGTCCAGCACTCTACCTGCTTTAAATTGGAGTTGTGATTAATAATTCCATTTCCATTATATTTATGAATGTTATTTACTTCAACATCATAAACATCATTTATGGAATGTTCAATACTTTTTACAATCATATTAAAATTTTGTTTTGTAAATCTATTACTATGATTTTTTTCTGTAATAGCTTTCAAATTATTTTTTTTGTGTTCAGATACAAACCCAATTTCATTATAATAAATATCAGAGGCATCTCTATTTAATGTAACAAAGTAATAATATCTTTCATATTTTTTATTTAAAGACTTACCAATTTTTGATATAATTCCAAACCCAAGCAATAGATATTGTATTTGTTTAGCTAAAACAAGACTTTTTGTACATAACGATAAATTAGATGATTTAACATTGACACTTCCATCTGCTTCAAATAAACCACGTAAAAATTCTCGTATTACCGACTTCGGTGATTTTAATATAAAATGAGGTACTTCAAATACTTTACCCTTCTCATTTCTCAAATTCTCTTGATAACAAATGTCAGCTAAATGCTTTGATGGAATTCTAATATCAACACCAAAACCTTCTTTAATATAAG